GGTCTACACCCTCCCAGGTGTTCGTTTTCGTTACTTCTGTATCCTACGGTGCATACAGCGGCGCTTTAGACCAATGGCTGACGAAGAGATGTTGACTGTTTCTGTGAGCGGAGAGGAATCTAGTATGGAAATCGAGAGCGTTGGTTACCAATCAGCTGGCAGTGTGGGTATCTTAGGAACCACAACTGAGCAGCATTTGAATGAAGTGACCATCAACTTCGATACGGCCGTGGCGGACCGAAGGCTGAGTGGATTGTTGCGTCTGAACGCTTGTGACTTGGAGCTACATGAAGAGAACATGTTTGTTTCTCTCACTGTGTTTTGCCAGAAGTGGATTGAGAAGGCGTTCAGGTTCAAGAAACCACGTGACAATGATGCAAGGAAGTATGTTGATAAAGTTGCTGAGATTGTTGATGCAGTGAATGATGAAGGATTGGACATGATGGATCTGGTAGAGGAGAAGTGTGTGGCTACTGTTCGCGAGACGGTAGTCAACGGGAAGGTGTTGGAAAGTGTTACCACAAACAAATCTACACATAAAATTCGACGTGGTAACAGGTCGTTATTCGCAGCGACCTTGGCTAATGAGGCAAGAGTGAAGTTTGGACCATTGCGCTTTACTGAAGCAAATTATATAATGGTTCGTAAATTTCTTGTAAAGTTGGTTGAAGACAAGTTTCCCGATCTACGAACCTCTGATAAGGTTACCGCTCTAGACAGGGCAGCGTTTATGACGCTGGTTGTATCAGAGGAAACCCATACCATGATGTACAATCTTGACCATACTAAGAGAGGAAACAGGATTCTGGTGCGCTTCGGCGCATCAGAATAGGGGTGCCCAGTGCGTGAGTGTGGGGAGCCACCGAAACCGAGCGAGGCTAAGCCGAGTATGGTTCCCCAGTTGGTCGCTGGAAAGCGGCTGGGATCACCCAAAGTCCGTGAGTATATGCGTATCTCGCGGATATCCCAAGACATCCAAATCGTACCATTTAATAACGACATTGATACTTTACACCGGGCGGTGATGGAGCGGGTCTTTCTTGTCAAAGAGAAAGGCCAGTTTGTGTCACCGCCCAGACCAACAAAGAATACGTTCGAAGCTCGCTTATCACCCAGCTTCGACATTCTCAAACAGTTCCTTCCCTCGACCGCGCCGTTGAACTACCAGGCAACTCTTGGTACGTTCGCGGGCCGCAAGAAGAAGGTGTATGAGAATGCATACCAAAATATTGTTGCCGGACACAACAGTATTAGGGATGACGCCTTGGTAAACGTATTCGTAAAGTATGAGAAGACAGATCGAACGAGTAAAATTGATCCTGTACCGAGAGTTATCTCTCCACGATCCCCCGAGTTCAATTTGAGGCTGGCAAAATATCTTCGACCCATCGAAGAGAAAATTTTTGATGCCTTGGGGGAGTTGTTTGGAACCAAGACTGTTATGAAAGGTGTCACTGTCGAAGACACTGCCCACTATTTACAACAAAAGTGGGATATGTATAAGAACCCTGTAGCAGTCGGATTGGACGCGTCTAGATTTGATCAACATGTATCCATTGATGCCCTAAGATTTGAACACAAAGTGTACTTGCAATGTATGAAATCCACCAAGCATAAGAATGGATTGGCCAATTTATTGCAGTATCAACTGAGAAACCGCTGTAGAGGCGACACAGCTGATGGTTGGCTCAAGTACACAACTGAGGGCACGAGAATGAGTGGTGACATGAACACATCATTGGGTAATTGCATTTTAATGTGTTTGATGATTCATGCTTACGCTAAACACGTGGGTGTGGATCTGCAACTTGCTAATAATGGTGATGATTGTGTAGTGTTCATGGAGAAGAAGGACTTGGAGAAATTTTCCAAGCCGTTGGATACATGGTTTCGCGAAATGGGTTTCAACATGGTTGTAGAAGAGCCATGTATGCGATTTGAGCACATTGAATTTTGTCAAACAAAACCAGTGTTTGACGGTACTAAATGGGTAATGTGCAGGAACCCAACCACTGCAACCACTAAAGACTCAGTTTTATTGAAACATCCTAACAATCTGAGTCCAGATTTTATAAAGCAGTGGTATGACGCTGTCGGTACAGGCGGGTTGTCCTTGGCTGGTGGACTGCCCGTTCTACAGGAATTTTATTCCATGATGCAACGATCTGGCACTCGTCTGAGACGTGATCGTCGAAACAGGCTTGTTAGTATGTCTAGCGTAGAGATGCTGCCCTGGTATATGCGTGAAAACGCTATATTAGGTAAGCGGGGCTACGCTACCGTGACACCAGAAGCGCGTGAGTCTTTTCACGCTGCGTTCGGGATCACACCAGACCATCAAGTCTGTATCGAGGAACATTATCGGACCATGTCGTTAACCACCGATCCTGTGCAGGGCTGGCAGCCTTGTACAGTTCCCACTTTCTTATAATTATGCATTTAAATACAATAAATGGGGTGTATGAGTTTAGCAACTAAAATCATTTGAGATGCTAATACAAATGCCAAGAGACTGCACTGTTGCGACCTTATTATAACGAATCATTCAGATGTTGCAGGATACGGTGATCGACATCACAGTGGGAGGGTTTCTTCCCTAGTCAGCTAACTCTGGCGCGTGTGATGCTACATTCCGGAAGTAATTCCTGCATTCGGGCGGGTGACTAGTTGCGTTTGGTTTCTCATACATGATCAGTCCCCTTAAGACAAGGGGATCCCATACATGTTTCTAATACCCGCTATTATTGCAGCTGTCGGATACGAACTTACTGCTGGAATCAAAAGCACAAACACTGCTTACAAACACACACAAACAGAAAAAGTTGTCAAACCAAATGGTATGTCTTATACAGTAACCGAACCAGACGAACCCTCTACTGAACTTGTACAATTCTCTGCATCAAACAACGGTGTGCAAGGACTCTACAACCCTTACACACGTTCTGAGGTTGCTTTGACTAGTGGTGGTATACGCACTGCTTGTCGTCAGTTAGAAGGATTATTACCGTTGCCAACATTTGGAGTTGCTGAGCAAATTTGCACATCTGCTGCAACATTTTTAGCACGGAACGGTGTTGAATTGACCAAAAATATGGTGAAGAAGGTTGCCAATAAAGCTATCACATCATTTAAAGGAAAAGGAAACAAGGCGGAACTTAAACGAGAAATTGATATGATTGTCAACAAAGCTGCCAAACTTGGTAAGGCGTCCAACAGCGCTCTGAAGATGAATCGGGCCATGGTGACCAATGCTCCCGTGGCCAAATCCTTAAAGGTGCGCCGACAGACCAAACCCATGACTCGTCAGCTAGGAAACGGGGTGGTGATAACACATACTGAGATGATTAGTACGGTACTCACTGGTACCCCCTCAAGTAATGTCACTGCCTTTCATGTCGATGCTTATCGTATCAATCCTGGTGTCCCCTCTGTTTTCCCATGGCTGTCATCTGTTGCTGTCAACTATGAGAAGTATCGTTTTAAGAAATTAGTGTTTTGTGGTATACCTCTGGTTGCCACTAACACTAGTGGCAGGTATGGCATTGGCATGGATTACGACTCTACCGATGCTGCCCCTGCCACCAGACAAGAATTTTACGCTCTCTCACATCAAGTTGAGGCTATGCCTTGGGATCCTGTATCTATAGATATCCCTGTGGATTCACAATATCGATTCACTGGAACACACACAGTTTCTGATTCAAAGTTGATTGATTTGGGCCAAATATTGGTTATGTCAGACTCCATATCTAATGGGGGAACAATATCAGCTGCATTCAACCTCTTCGACTGTGTGGTTTCTTATGAAGTCGAACTCATACAACCACAGCAAGCTTTATTCGCATCGCAAACTTTTGCAACCAATACACCACTCACTGTTGGATTACCATTGGGCACTGGGGTAGACTTGACATCTATAACTGGACCCCAGATCGTTTCTAGGCCCCCAAATCCACAATCAACGTCCGGAATCACTGTCTATTTGCCTTACGGTTCTTATGTCATTACAGGGTACGCTACGTGGTCGTCTGGTACAGCCACTGCTACTGTAACTGCTGGAACGTCTACAACCGTCAAGGGTAATTCAGCTGCTGGAGCATCATTCGCGTTGTATACTATATGGGCGAATGTGACTGCGCAGGAGGGAAGTGTTTCACTCAATGTTGGTACTGTTACTTGGACCACAAGCTTGACTAAGCTTGATTTGACTATATCACGTGTGTCCCCACCTTCATATGTCGCTGCTTTATAGGTATTAGTGTTGTATTTATTTACTTACTGCATGATTTGATTGTTAAGAGCCGCCGTGGGCCTAGAGCACGGGGTTGAACCAACTGCTGCCTGTACCCAGAACAGAACTCTGAACTAGAGTGATGTAGGACAGGATGGGACTTCAGTTGTCTAGGACTAAAAACATTTGCGTCCTTGTTTTTATAAAATTCACAAACTGCCAAAAAAATATGTCCGCCCCACAAAATCTTCGGTGCCAGTGGGGTCCCGTAACCAACCGG